TACAATAACAATGTAGCAAGTTAGTTCCTATGGTCTTTTCCGTGCATAAAAAAGCCTCGACAAACGAGGCTAATTAAATGACATCACGCGGTTAAAAACTTGTACCTAGTAAATCACCTGTATCAACTGTCATATCTGTACATTTATCAGATTTCGCGTGTGTAATTTCAACGGGCTTATCTGATTTAATACGCACTTCCACTTGTGATTTACTTTGTGTGCTTGGGTGACGTAATATTTTATCATCGGTTACCTGTTTACGAATTGGATTTTCTTTTTGCTCGTATTCATTGGCTTTAGTTAGGTTTTCATTAGTATTATCACTTTTCAGGTTGTCATTACCATTTATCATATGGTCTATTCTTTCTTTTGCATCATTTACTGTCTTGTTTTTCAGCGGTAATTTATCTTGAATATTTAACACGTTGTCCGTTTTTTCTTTAACAACGGATACCACTTTATTTTTTGGTGGTAATTTATCTTGAATGTTTACCACGTTGTCCATTTTTTCTTTAGCAACGGATACCACTTTATTTTTTGGTGGCAATTTATCTTTAATATTTACCACGTTGTCCACTTTTTCTTTAGCGGCTGCTATTGCTTTATTTTGATGCAATGATTGCAGCTTGTCGTCAGGTTTACCGCTTATCGCATATTCAATGTTTGTTTTGGCATCGTTGACAATATCACTATTCATTTTTTCAAGTTCGATTTGGGCATTCTTGATGCTATCGCCCCACCCATCCGGTAATAATTTGGATGGAATTAACGACAACGCTTTCATGATAGCTCGCGGTATGATCAAGAACTGACTTTTAATCACCGCAACGCCAGCAACAAAGCCAGCTTTCACCCTGTCAAATGTGCCGCCCATTCCATCAACAGACGGTGTAACAATGTCACTAATTAGTGAGGCAACGCTTTTCAGTTTTTCCCACACAGCAGAAAGTGCTTCGGTGAATAGTTTCCAAACGGCAGTAATGCCCCCTGCTTTAGCAATTAAATAACCGATACCAACAACTAACGCCGCCACCGCCGCGACAATCAATCCGATTGGGTTGGCAATCATGACAGCATTTAATGCAAACATACCTATTTTCAACAGCGCTATACCTGCAATAATTTCAGGAAAATGGCTTGTTGCCCACATGATTCCAGCACCTAGTATTTTAAATCCTTTGTATAGCCCAGTGACGGTGTCCGTTACTCGTTTAATAACATCAGCACGCCATTTCGCGTTTTTGAACTTGTTGGAAAATACGGTAAATACTTTGGTCATTTTCTCCATTATTGGCGCAAGCGCTGCAAATTTTATGGATTTGATAGACTCTTGCACTTTTTGCATGGCATCGTTATAGGCCTCTGCTTTTTTTGCATCTTTTGTTTTTACGCCGCCGCCTAGTTCGTTAAATTCTTTTCTTGATTTTGTTAGGCCGTCTGTACCAGCTCTTAACATGATCAGCATTTTTCGACCATCTTGACCGAACGCCGCATCAGCAAACGCCATTTGCTCTTGATTCGTTTTTAACTTTGAGAACGCATTAAGCGTTTGTTCGTAAGCTTGTTGTGTGTTTTTTGCTCCTTTGAGTTCTGCTAGAAGTGGATTTTTTCCTTTTTTAAGGAACGATCCCATCGCGCCTGCGCCCGTTGTTTGTAATACACCCAAACGTTTTGTGAATCTTGTCATGGCACCCGTCATCGTGTCAGCTTCAACACCTGCATGCTTTGCTTGTGATTGCATGGCTTGCAATTCTTCAACAGGCATATCTAGGTTTTGAGCGGCTTTAGACAGCTTATCCATTTCGGCGGCTGAGCCGTTTAATTGACTAAACAATCCAGCAAAACTTAAACCACCTAGTAACGCACCGCCCTTTGCTAGTGCGCCGCCACCTATTTTTGGCAATTTAAACTTACTTAGCTTACTTCTTATTTTTTGAAGTCTTTTCTCTTTTCTGGCGAGCTTATCCATTTGTGACATACGTTTGTCATATTCATTAGATAATCGCTTTTCTTCACTCTTTAGCCGTTTTACATTTACACCTGCAGTTTTTAGTTTATTTTGGGTTTTAGTTAATGTTTTGGTGTATTCACTTTGATTTGAGCTTAACCCTTTGACTGCCAATTGCTGTTTTTTGAATTGATTTTGCAATGACTCAGATGGTTTTTTAGCCGCCTTCATTTTCTCATTAAGAGTTGACAGTTTTTGTTGTGCGGCATTTAATTTTTGTTTGTTTTTACCAGCCTCTTCACCTGTTTTTCTAAACGTAGTGATTAATGCTTGATTGCCGCTTATTTTTTGGCTTTGTTCTTTAACTTTGGTTAGCTGCTTGGCGTATTTACTTTGTGTTGACGTTATATTTTTAACAACCGCACTCGTTTTATCGATTGTTTTCATTACTACGGATAAATTCATTTTCATTTTGAGTGCCTATTTTTATACATTCATAAAAAAAGGGACCTAATAGCCCCTTTTGGTTATGGCTCTTCTTTTGAGCGTTTTTGTGCTTCATCTCTAAATAACATAATGTCATCGAGACTTAATTTATCTATTTCCGACGGCGACCAATGGAATATAATCGCTAAATCAGCATAGATTGACTCTATGCGGTCGCAGGCGTCAAGGAGTCGTCTTCTACGAAAAAACCAAGCACACCTTCAACTAACGGCAATAAGTTAATTGGTTTTAAATTCATTAGTTGGCGCTCTGTTAACGCGCTAATTCTTGGGATTAACACAACCATCGAGTCAACATCGGTTTCCATCACTGCGGAGAATTTTAAGCCGCGCAACTCACCAGCCATTGGCTCTCTAAGTTCAACTTCTTTAATTGACTCGCCGTCAGCCACTTCAATGGCTGATACTAATTTCACGATTACTGTTTTATGACTCATCTTGTTCGCCTTCTTTAATAGATGTTGATTCTTTTTGTTTATCGATTTTTTTAGCGATAGTCTCGATACTCGCTTTCAGCAATTTTTTAACACCGACAGCGTCATCAAAACTTAATGCTTTTTCAAATGATTTAACGGCCGTTTCATGATCACCTTTTAATAAAGCGACCTTACCGTATAGCGCAAACAACTTAGCTTTTAATGGCTTGTTGAGCACGATGTCGCCTTTCACGATGTCTGTAATTACTTTGTTAATGACAGTTTCGTCAGGTTTTTTTTCTGCCTTTAATTGTTCGCTATAATGATTCTTAACAATATCGCAGTACCATGATGACCATGTTCCTTTAAATACAGTGGGTGCTGTTAAGCCGTGCTCAACACCGTTGTAAATCAATGGTTCAACAGATTCAAAATCTTTTAAATCGACATGCCATACAATCCACCACGCCAGCGCCTGCAAATGTCCCCAATCTGAAAAATTATTCATGTACCACTCACAAAGTGGGCGGTATTTTTCAATCATTTCAAGTTTTAAAGGGTCACGTTGTTGGTCGCCTTTTAATATCTTTAATGTTTCTAAATCACTGGATAATTGACGTTCAATTTTTTGTAGTGATTCAGGTACAACGCTTTTGCTGCTTGACTGATTTAATGCCGCGGTTAATTCATGGCTATTTGAAGCGGCATTTTTAACCTTTTCACCTTCACGTTCTGCAATCACTTTTCGTTTATGTTTAAGTGCAATACTCATGTCATCAACCTTTTACTGTGGTATTAATTCAGTACCGAAAAATTCAACTTCTAACGAACCTTCTTTCACGTTTAATTCAAGTGGGTTACTTACCCATGCGTCAACTAGCGTGAAGCTTTGACCGTTATTAGTCGTTAATAAAACGTTTTGAGATACAAACTTTATTAACGCTGTTTTGTCAGTCTCTGTTGAATCAGCAAGAGTACATTTGATAAACGGCGCACCTTCAAACACTTCTGTGTGCCCAAGTACGCCCTCGTCACCCATGACGGCTTCTTTTTTTAGATTCCCAAAGTTGACAGTTGCGCCTTCTTTGACGGGTAATCGACCCAAGTTACCGGCATCTATAAACGCGCGTGATGTAATTACAGACATGATATTTCCTTAATTATGGAGTTAATAAAGACGGCGAACCGCCTTTTTAAATTATTTTTTTATTTACGAAACTGGACTTTTCCGGCATAAATCAACATGCCGTTGACAAACTGCGGACTATCCAAAATATTAATGCGTGATTTGTTATCAACATCTAACTCAACGATTAGGCTGGCTTTGTAGCCATCAAAATCTTGCGCAATCGCTTTTAACTCCAACTCACGATATAGCGATAACAGTTCACCTTTTATCATGGCTGGCGTTGCTACTGCTTGACCAGGTGAAAATCTTGACCCGTCTTTTGCTAATTTGTGACGTGGATATTTACTTAAAATGCGTGCACGTTGTTTTTGTCTAAAATACATAGCGGTTGCTGGAACAGTTGCATCTAAATAACTATCATCCGCTGTGCCTGCCGCATTTTCTTTATAAGTAGTAATTGGACGTTCAACAAACACTTGCTTTGCGTTATTGGTCTTATAAGTACCCACACCTGAATACAACAACAAATTACGCTCTGAGTAGTCCCATTCGCTAGTAGCTTTGCTGTAAATACCGTTAATCGCTAGGGTGTTTAATGGACGACAAGGATCAATCGCTAAACTTGGGGCAATCGTACCCGCCCATGATGCCGCTAATTCTGCTTCGCTTAAGTCGTTGCCTTTAGCGTCACCGATGTGATCAATTGGCATAGGCACAATAAACGGGTTATTAAATAGTTGGCCGTATGTCACTAGTTCGCCGTGCGTGGATTTTTTAGCAATATAACCAAGTCCCGGTATTTGCTGCAGCGCATGATAACGAGCTTGTAAAAAATCACCTAAGGCGCGAACACCAACTTCATCGTTATACGCTGACACAATATGATGAAATTGCTGATCACCTGTGGCGGCTAATGCTAATGCTACATCGCTCTCAGTAACGGCCACTGAATATATTGGCAATGTAATATCTTGTTTATAGAACCAGTTCACCATTTTGAAAATTTGACTATCAGCACCAAATCGCTTTGCGGCAACATCAGGATTGATAGTTAATACCACTGTGTTTACATCAGTGTCACCACCGGCACCTTTGGCGCCCACGATTAGTACGCGCTGTAAATCTTCGGCACTGTTCGCTAGGCTGTTATCTATTTCAATATAAACGCCTGGTACTCTTACATTGCTTGGAACTTCATTAAAACCAATAGACATTATGATTCCTTACTTTTTTTTATTTCAATTACAGCGCCATCTA